GATGTTCTCCGTGTGCTTCGTCATAAACACATCCCGGGTTCCCGTCTGCTGGTTGTCCCGGTACAGTTTGATCTGGTTGTAGGTGTTCTGGTCGATACTGATCCGGTAATCATAATCCTGTGCGGTTTCATCATCCAGCGTCAGCGAAAGTTTCATGTCGGCAATATTCTTGAGTTCCAGCTTTCCTGCGTTGTCGTAAAGAACAAACATATTTCCGCTATAAATCATAGTCAGATCCAGGGCATCCAGGATGATATCAAGCAGCGTTTTATCCATCATGTTCCTGCTCTCGATCACATACCCTGTGTCTGCCAGATTCCCCACCTGCAAATTAAAATCCTCGGCAATCATCCGGATCACCTCAGAGGCAGTTTTATTCTCATAATTGTAACTGTCCTTGTTCTTCAGATACCGGATCTGGTCATAGGCTGTCACTTTCATGATCCTGTCACTGTTCCAGCTTCTCTCGAAAATAAAGCCAAAGAAGACGGTAACGCCGTCCACATCCAGCCGCACCGCATTTCCTTCCTCTATTTCGAGGGTCTTATCCGGGATCACGGTAAAGGAGCATTTCCCCGGCTGGCCGCGGCGCGCGCTCTCCCAGGTGATGCTCCCTTCCGTCACCGGCTCGTATACTGTCCGGCTGTTCTGCATGTGCTGTATGTATAAATGTGTCTCCATTGTGCTGCCTCCTACGGGATCTCCAGCACCTGGCCGGGATAGATCAGATTAGGATTCGAAATCTTACTGCTGTTTAATGCGTAGATTTCCGGCCACCTGCTCCCGCTCCCCAGATATTTTTGCGAGATAGCCCACAGGCTATCGCCGCGGACCACGGTGTGGGCATTCGTTTTTGCAGGTTCTCCCTGGCGCGGGGGCGTTTCGGCAACCGCTTCATTTGCCTCCTCTTTTAAGACAAAATTCATCCGTTTCGTCCCGTAATACCGGTACTCCTTAAGCGTCAGCGACACAGACAGGTCGAACCCCTGCCCCACGTCGTCAGAAACGCTTAAATCCTCGATCACCACGTCAAGGGCCGTGTCAAAGGAACCCCCGGGAGCATCGCGGCAGACGATAAACTCGAACACGTCGCCATTCTCCTGCAGTTCCTTTAACCGCTCCACAAGTTCCTCTGCACCGTCCACACTTCCGTCCCAGCGGGCCGCCGGATAAGACATCTGCGGGACAATAAAGTCCAGTCCGATCTCCGCCAGCCCTCTGGGGCGGATCATGTTGATAGCTTCGCCGCCGATCAGATTGGCTGTCTTATTCTGCCCCGGATATTTAACCGGGATTTTCTGAGGCGGGATCGGCAACAGCATATCGTCAATATACACTTCATACGCCATTACAAATGCCCTCCTTCCGCAGCTACCGCCAGGACTTCGCCCGTAATCTGCGACAGCATCCCATTCATACGGTCAAAATCTGTTTCCGTCTTCAGCGTGTTATTATTGGTCAGATCGATCTTGAGCTCTGCCAGGGTAAAACGGTTGATGATCTCCTGCTCCGCCGCATCCCGCATATACTTTAAATCCTCATCCATGGCGTTCATGGTGTCTGCCATTGCCGCCGTATTGGCTGCTGTATCTCCTGTGTTCCCGGCAATTTTACCCACGCCGCCAGAATAATCAAGGCTGTTCTCCTGCAATTTAGCGGCTGCATCCTTCCTGGCCGCCTCGATATCCGCCTCACGCTTCGTGCGCTCCAGTTCAAGGCGGCTCTCCAGTTCGGCTCTGGATGCCTCGCGGGCAAGGCGGTCTTTTGCATTCCTGCTTTCCAGCTGTGATAATTTTTCCGCCCTGTCCTGCGCCTTCTTCGCTTCATCCATAACAGCCTGTACCCCGAAATCGGCAGTCCAGCTTATTGCTTCGATTGATACTCCCGGAATCTTGTTCACCGCAGCGATCATATCATTGACCATCTGGATCGCTCCGTTTACAAAATTCTGTAAAATCATGAGCCCCTCTGCCCTCAGATTTCCCAGCGCGTTGGCGGCTCCCGCTTTAAAGGATTCAAAACCGAGTTCCATCCGGTCAAGCGCATTCGCAACTCCGATCCTGGCATTTAAAAAACCAAGTTCCAGCTGTCCGGCTTTTGTGAGCACTGCGTTCACGCAGATCAGCCACGCAACCCTGAGCCCTCCGACCGACTGTACCCATCTATAAATTGCCGCGACGATCACTCCGATCACGATAGCAACCCAGAGAAACGGATTTGTCAGAAGAGAGGCGATGAGAGCCCGGTTTGCTCCGACTGCAAGCCATTGTGCCGCCGTGTAGATCCCCCACGCAGTAGCGGCCACCAGGATTCCGGCGGCAACTCCTACCAGCACAGGCTCGATGGTGCTCCAGTTTTCATTGATAAATGCCGCTCCCGCTCCGATTTTTTCGATCATGGGCTGCATGGTCTGAAGCGCCCGGTTCTGGATCAATGTCATGGCCTGTCCGAAGGTTATCGGCATCGACGCAAATTTTTCGTTCGTCACATCTGCCATTTCCAGCAGGGAGTTCTTAACCACCTGCGCGGTCACTTCGCCCTTCTCCGCATAGGACTTGATCGATCCTTCTGCCCATCCCATATTCTGCTCGATCGTCCGGGCAATCCCCGGCGCCGCGTCCAGAATGGAATTTAACTCCTCACCCCGGAGAGCTCCGGCGGCCATGGCCTGGGACAGCTGCACCATGGCATTCGACTGCTCCTGCGTGCTGGCTCCTCCAATGGCAAACTGCTTATTGACCTGTTCCATAAATGCGATAAGCTCTTCATTACTGCTGAACGCATTCCCGGCATTAAGCCCCATTTTCGCGATGGCGCTGGCCGTCTCCATAAACGGGGCTTTCGCCCGATTCGCAGAAGCGTAAATCTTCTGCGTCAGCTGGTCCGTACTCTGTGCCCCGTCGTTCATGAGATTAAGCCGGGCTGTGGTCTGGGATACGCTGTCAGAGAGCTCCGTGACCTTTTGTATGCTAAAAGCCGCAGCTGCGGCTGAAGCAATTCCCGTCAGTTTATTCTTAAGGCCCGAGGCTGCCCCGGTTCCCCGCCAGATGGACTGATTGAAACGCTCCTGCCCGGCCAGATTATCCCGTATATTTCTCTCGGTCGAATCAATCACCGTATTCAGACGTCTGTACGCTTCATTTGCAGCCTGCACATCCATTTTCCCGGCCGCCGCGTTCAGATCCTCCTGCGCTTCGAGCGCCAGTCCAAGCTGCGCCCGGATACGCTCTATCTCTGCATTTACACGGTCTGTCCTCAGACGCACCGGGATCTTATCCAGCTCCCGGACGCGGTCTGAAACTGCCTGGATGCGCTGCTCCATTTTTAACAGATCCTTCGCCATTTCCGGCGGCATGATATCCGTTGCGCCAGCCTGCGCAGAGATGAGCCGCTGCGTCTGGTACAGCTGCTGCGCCATCGCATCCGCTTCCCGGTACTCATCCGCAAACCGCTTGGCCCCGCTGCTTGTAAACACCGTCTGCGCGGCCGGACTGTTCCATACCGGCGGCGACTGTGGAGCCGGTATCTCTGCCTTTTTATTCTGCTCCAGTATTTCCAGGTATTTTTGCAGTTCTTCCCCTGCCAGGGCAATACTGTTTCTGGCCGCATCTACCGACGTTGTATCAAATCCCTGTTCCACGACCTTCTGCGCCCCTCCAAACGTGGACATCATGACAGACATCGCCTGTGTCATCCTGTTTAAAGTCGCCGATAACTGGTCCTGGATCTCTATTGATGTTTTTACTCCCGCCATTTATTCACCTACTTCCGTCTGGCGGCCTTCGCGCGTCTGGCGGCCTTTTTGTCACTTTCCAGCTTCATCGTCACTGCGGCCACAACAAACGCCCGCTCGCGCCTTTCCAGAAGCAGATACTCGTGCGGCCATTTGTGAAATTTATGGAGGCAATAGTAGGCCACATTGGCCTCCGTATCGCCTCCCTCTATCAGTTTTTTGCCTCAGCCACCAGATCGTCCATCGCCACGTCGAAACCATTGATCTCCTGCACCTTCAAGAGATATTCATTGTACTCGCCCGGCATCAGCATTTTTTTGAGGAGGGCATCCGCCCCCATGACATGGTAGGAATCCTGCAGCTGTGCATCGTTCAAATCCGGGAACACCGTGCAGGCCGCGGCCAGCTTCCCAGAGTATGCCGCATAGTCCGTCTCCGGGGTAAATACTCCCTTTTTCCCAGGCATCGGGACCCTCCTCATGCAGGCCTTTTTGAGCGCTTCATCTTCATCGGAGGAGATGCAGCGGATCTCCCACTCCATCGGCTTCTTGTCCGCACCGACAAACCTCTTGGATGCCACAAATTTCACATTTTCTACCGGAATGGCATTCTGTGCCATGAAACAGCTTAAATTACTCATAGTCTCTCTCCTTCTTTCGTCATATTATTAAATCATCCCGTCCAGGAGGGCGAATTTCTCCGGGAGCTCCCAGTCCTCAAACGTGAAGTCCATATCCTCATCCAGCACCTCCGCGTCGGCGTCGAATTTCACCAGGACTCCTCCGTCGATGTTGCAGTCCTTTAAGATCACGGTCTGGCGTCCCACGGCAGAAGTCGGGTCTTCATTTGTCACCTGGATGTCGAAGTAGATGTCTTCACCTGTATTTTTGTAGCGGTATAAAAGCTCTCTGAAAACACTGGTGTTATAGTGGAAGGTGGCGGAGCCGGTACCTTTCCAACCGGTAGCTTTGTTGCCCTTCCCGGGCTTGCCTAAAATCGGTACTTCCGTTTTCGTCTTCTCCATGCTGGCCTCCAGGTTGATGGCCTGCATGAAGTTATACCGTTTCCCCTCAATGGTCACGAAACACTCCGCAAGGGACGCGCTGACGGTGTCCTTTGCATTCATAATGGGATTGTTCAGCATGTTCTTGTCCTCCTTCTTTTAAGATACCACCACAGCCACGTAAAGCTGGGCCATGGCGTTGACCGGCGTCACCGGGCAAACGGCAACGATGGATTTCTTTCCTTCTCCCTTCGTCACTGCGATATCGTCAGCGTTGAAATTCTCGATGGCGCGGATGCGCAGAAGCTCCTTGAAACGGGTTACGATGTCATTCCAGAAACTGATACGGCCCGCCTCGTCATTGGGAATTTTCCCCAGGTACCGGTTCCCGAACAGAGCAGCGATATCGTTTCCGATCTGATCCAGCACACGCACGGTCTGGTTATAGGAAAAATCACTCTGCTTCTCTTCGGTAAAGGTTACCAGGGTATTGATATCCTCCAGCACCCGGACCTCATCTCCCCCCCGGTGGAACATGTATTTCCCGGAAAGGAGCGCATTCTCCAGCTCCTTCTGTGTGTATCCGGTGTCCACTTCATACTTACCGTCGTAGGTGCGGTTGGTATTGGATGCGTTGACTGCGCATCCCGCGGCCGCGCCGGTCACCCAGAAGATGAGCGGGCACTGGTTCTCTCCATCCTCGCTGTAATCTGCACCCTTTATGCCGTTTTCCAGGGAAATGATTCCCTCGTAGTCGGACGCGGTTCTGAAAAGCACGGTCTGAAATTTCACCCCGGACTCGTCCCGCATTTTTCTCGTGAACTCCTCAAAGAGCTCTTTTACATCGTCATCCGTGCTGGAGCAGCCAAGGGCCTGGAAGGTGTATGTCCCGATCTTATCGAGAAATTCCCCGTATTCGGTAACTCCCACGTCCTCCTTACTCGCTCCGCCAGTAAAAGGCATCCCCGCGGTCTCTGCAAGCGCTGTCTCGCGCTTGAACACCACGTAATCATTGTCAGAAAGATCGTCCACTTTCTTCACCTCCTGGCTGTCCACGCGGACGCCGTCCAGGAGAGTCTTCACGGCATACGTCTCCCCATCCTTCGTGACCGTCAGCGTCAACCGGTTGCCTCTGGCGCCGCTGTAGCGGGCTGTGCCGTAATCACAGGACGCCTTTGTCCCTCCGCCGTTCAGACGGTAGCCGTAAAGCGTTCTTGCATTGAGGAACAGATCGCGGATGCCTGCCAGTTCCTCGTCCTTATAGCTGCATCCAAAGATGGACATGCATGTATCTTTAAATGTGTCCGCCTCCACGGTGAACACCTCGCCCTCCGGTCCCCACTCCATAAAAAGGGGCATGGCCACGAAGCCTCTGTCCGAGAGAAGCGCCGACGCCCTGGCCGCAGACACGAAATTAATGTACGCGCCCGGCAGGATCTTGTTCTGTGTCTTGAAATTTCCGCCTCCAAGTGCCATTTAATTCACCAATCCTTTCTCCAATATTACATTTTCCATAGCTTCCGTTTCCTGTACCTTACGCAGGACAGTAAGCCGATAGCTGACCAGAAACGTCAGAACCTCCTGCTCCAGATCCTGCCTCGCACTCCGGTCCCTCCCCCGGATCAGACTCCCATCCGACAGGGTAATATACTCTGTCCCGGAGAAAAGCGTCTCCGCCACCCGGTTCATATCTTTTACAAGATCCTCTCGTTTCCCCGGAAGATACTGGATCGCCACCGGCATTTCCAGATAATACCTCCTCCCGACAATCTGCCTTTCTGTCGGTTCCAGTACCTGCACAAAAAAACAGGGTTCTTTTAAACCCTGTCTGACCGGATCCAGATAGATTTCATATCCGTCTCCAAATAATTCATAGATTTTCCTCGTAATTCCATCCAATATGTCATTAAGCATGGAATGCTCCTTTCAGCCAGCTCTCCAGTTTCCTTTCAAGAATCTTCGGAGCTACAGCCTGCAGTTCTTTTTCAGATATCGTCAGCATGAATTTGCCATTCACCCATCCCGTATGGTCTGCCGTCCGATGCCCGTACTCAACATAGCTGGCATATTCTACCGGATTGACGATCTCGATAACATACGTGTCATCGAAACGGTGTACGCTTAATGTATCTACGAACTGCGAGGCTCCCCTGGTCTTCATCCCTTCCGCTCCCGATCCGGGGCGCTGGGCGGTCCATCCCCGCCGGAGATTTCCCGTGTCACTGGGTGTCCGCTTTATCACCTGCCGGAGCAGACGGGCAGCAAGCTCCTTTGCACACTCCTGGCAAAACTGATCCTGCTCTCCCTTGAGTTTTTCCATCTGCTTTTGCAGTTTTTCCAGTTCCCGGAAATCAAAACGTCCCTTTTTTCCCATTATGCATACCCCTTCCACAGCTCCAGCACGATCTCCTGGTGGCTGAAATACACAGCCGCAGGGCCGCTCTGCGCATAACTCTCGGCACTCCCCTGCCTCCGGACCACCTCAATCCTGCTCCCCGGAGGAATCAGAACCTCCGGAGACAGGAACAGTTTGATGGTCTGGGTCACAGGAGACACCGTGGCGCTCTTACCCGCTGACGCATCGCTTGAAAACGATATATGGCAGGGTATGTTCTCCAACAGAACAGCTTCTTTCTGCTGGGTTACTTTGCTCTGCGGATCCTTTACCGACTGCAGGCCATACACCCTGCACACATCGTCATATGTCTGCTCAAGAACCTTTCTGTGCATTCTTTCCGCTCGTTCGATTGCGCTCTTTATCATCCGCGTCTAAGCCTCCTGTAACAGTTTAACTGGGCTTTATAATCTTTAAGTATCGTTCCCTGGATCGCCTGCATGAAACCGCTGCTGCCAAAAGAAGTGCTTGTATCTCCCTCTGTTATGGATGTCACCGTCACAGGCTCTGCCTCGCCGACAGACTCCGCCCGGTAAATATCCATAGCCATCCTGTAGGCTGTATGCAGAAGCCCGCGGGGGACTTCTGCAACACAGCAGTAATTCAGAATGATCTCCCCTACCT